GTGGATAAGCTGATGTATGATGACAAAAAACTAAATGCAATAACACCTGATAATTTTATTGAACAGTGTAGAAAAAAAGGCTATACTGGAACTTTCCAACTTAAATTAGATTATATATGAACAAAACTAACCAACAACTACTCAAGGCACTTGAGCTGGAGGACTTGAGACTTAAATATCCATCCCTGGATGAGAAGTATATGGCCTTCACTAAGTGGAGTGATAACTCAGCCAACGCACTGACTAAGTGTGTGATTGCTTACATTACCTACAAAGGAGGTCAAGCTGAGCGAATAAGCTCTCAAGGTCAGTACAGGGAGGGAGCAAAGATACAAGTAGGCACAGGTGAGATTGCTTACCATAAGCAGCTGCCTGGCAAGTGGACACCAGGTCAAAGTACTAAGGGTACTGCTGACATCTCATCTACCATCAGAGGGAGGTCAGTTAAGATAGAGATCAAGTATGGCAAGGATGTACAGTCACAGGTGCAGAAGGAGTATCAAGCATCCATTGAGAGGGCAGGAGGGGTGTATATCATTGTGAGGACCTTTGATGAGTTTGTGGTGTGGTATAGTAACTTCACTCAAGGGATATGAGTGCAAAAGATAAGGCAATTGAGTTAGTTGATACCTATAGGATAATGCTAATGAACAGTGATACTGAATGTGGTGAAGAGATACTATGTACTGTGATTGCCAAACAATGTGCATTGATTGCTGTGGATGAGATGATATATGTATTAGATAGATACATCGACCCTGTTAGATCATATTGGGAACAAGTCAAACAAGAAATACAACTACTATGAGAATAAAACTAAAAATGCCAAAGTTTAAAGTCAAGCTAAAGCATCTGAGAAAGAAGTACAAATGTGCTGTTAAGGGTATAAATAACGAAATAGATTAAATTATGACATTAGATTCACACGAGATTAGATTAGGTAACACCTACAAAGTAGAGATGGGAGATGGCACTTATAAGAGTGACCTCATCAACTTAGAAGACCTTAGCAACTTATTAGATGATGACCTTGATGACTTCTATCAAGCAATGGAGATAAGTGAAGAGTGGCTGATTAGGTTAGGGTTTAAACAAGTTACTGATAGAGTATATGTCAAAGACTATCACTATGGATATGAATTTGGTATAACTAATATTTTTGTAATAAAAAACGGTAACAACTTTCTAAGATATAAGCATATTCAGTACGTTCACCAACTTGAAAATCTATACTTCGCACTGACTGGAGAGGAACTAACATACAAATGTTAATAACTTTTATTTGTATATATGCAAAACTTTCTTAACTTTACTGAAAATAATCAATTTATGGAAAAGCAATTAATCAGCTCATCTGAGAAAATCAGACAGGCAAACGAAGAGGCAACACTGTCCTTCCACCAAAAGCTCCACAGAGCTAAGTTAGCAATCGGTAAGGTTACCAAGAATGCTAACAACCCACACTTCAAGAAGTCATACGCTGACTTGAATGCAATCATTGAAGCAGTTGAGCCTATTCTACTTGAGAACGGCTTACTACTGTTGCAACCTATCCAAGGAAATAGTGTATGCACTCAGATTATAGACATTGACTCAGGTGCAAAAGTTGAGTCTTGCATGGAGTTACCAGCTGGACTAAACCCACAACAGCAGGGTAGTGCCATCACCTACTACAGACGGTACACCCTCCAGTCAACTCTATCACTACAGGCAGTGGATGATGATGGTGCAGCTGCAAGTAAGTCAACACCTACCAAGCCACCTATCTCTGATGATAGACTTACAGATGCACTTACTGCTATTGAGGTAGGCACTTACTCACTTGAGAAGTTAAAGGATCAGTTCTCACTTACTAAAGAACAGGAGGCAAGACTATGAAGTGGAGAGCATCACAATTAGGCAACCTAATGACCAACTCAAGGAGTAAGTCAGAGGTGCTATCTGAGACTACTAAGTCTGAGATACGTAAGATAGCTAAGCAAAACTTCTATGGATACCACACAGAGATCAAGACTAAGCCAATGATGAAGGGTACTGACTGGGAGCAGAACGGCATTGACCTACTGAACTCAGTTAGGTTTGCTCTGTACACTAAGAACGAAGAGAGAGTATCTAATGAGTACATGACAGGGTGCTGTGACATCATAACAGATGACAGTATCATTGACATCAAGTCATCCTGGTCCTTAGAGACCTTCCCTGCTACACCATCAGAAGGTGATGCAAGTGGGTACGAGTGGCAAGGTAGAGCCTACATGTGGCTGTATAATAAACCATCCTTTGAGTTAGTCTACACCATGTACACTACACCAGATGAGCTACTGACTGAGTGGGATAACCTATCTATCCATAGAGTTGACCACATTGATCCAGCTAAGCGTATCACAGTAGTGAGATATGAGAGAGACCAGGCACTTGAGGAGCAGATTAAGGAACGGTTAGTTCACTGCTCAGAGTATTATTCACAGTATATTAATGTTTTAAATAATAAATAATGAGAGTATCTAAAAATATATATAAAAAAGAGGATATGACTTGGCAAATTATTAGAGATTTTTTGCTTGATGTTACAGATAGTAATGGTATTGTAGATAAAGGAGTTGTGCAAACAGCAAAAAGACATAAATTGTATAGGTGGGCAAAGGTTAGTCTTATTATAAAAAGAGGAGATAAGATATTTAATGGTCAATCAGATGTTCATATAAACATAATGGCTAAAAATTACTTTGAAAAATACATCAATTTTAAATACCCACCTCATAGGGCATATAATGAAATCGGACAAACAACACTGCCATTTAAAGATAAACCTAAGATAGGATGTAAACTTACACCCTACATTGATAAAAATGCACCTGACTATGAACATGATTATCCAATTGAGATGGAAATATGTCAACCAGGTCAAAAACCAGTAAAGCATAAAGTTCAAAGAACATGGACTCCTATAGTTGAAACTCCAAAGCAACAGATAGGATTGATAAGAAAACTTTGGAGATGGATATACTAATAATAAACAATAAATAACAAATGGAAACAAGAACACAAATAGTCACTCAGTTAGTGGCTGCAATGATTAGCAACAATGCTATACACATGACTAATACCGAGATGGTAATAATGGCACGTGACATAGCAGATGAGATAATTGAAACAATTTATCCAGAGGAGATAGCTCTCCCTTAAACAACAGAACAATGTCAGAATTAACAATGAAAGGAGCTATCAAGCTCATCAACCCAATCAAGGTGATATCAGATAAATTCTCAGTGAGAGAGTTTGTGATCACAACACCAGATGCCAAGTATCCTCAAGAGGTAATCTTCCAGACAGTCAATGACAAGATGGATGTGATAGCACCGTATGGTCAAGGTCAAGTTGTAACAGTATCATTCAATGTCAGAGGCAGAGAGTACAATGGTAAGTACTACAACACACTGGATGCTTATAAGGTGCAAGGTGAGGGTGCAGCTCCTGCTCCAAGTGTAGTCAATGATCAAATGCCTTGGGATGATGCGTTCTAAGACCGTTTACCTTAAAGAAGGTCAAACACTAACCGAATGGATGAGAAGTGAGCTTAGAGATAAGCTAAACAGTAGAAACAGGGCTGTACACATGGCAGAGGATATTGGTGTAGTGAACGCAACACTGCACCGCTTCCTTCAAGGTGGTGAGGCACGGGGTAAGTTCTATGATAAGGTTTTTAATTACTTGTTGAAATGACAATAACTAACGAGGATAACATGGAGCTCATGGCTCGCTATCCAGATAACTACTTTGATTTGGCTATTGTTGACCCACCTTATGGTATTGGAATAGAAACAAGCGGTACTCACTTTAAAAAAAACAAGTCAAAAGATTGGGATAAAGAAACCCCGCCTAAAGAATATTTTATCGAACTTCAAAGAGTAAGTAAAAATCAAATAATTTGGGGCGGTAATTATTTTTTTAATGAATTAGGTAATACTAAAACATTTTTAATTTGGGATAAAAAAATTGCCGAAGATATGAGTTTTGCTATGTGTGAGTTAGCTTGGACTTCATTTAAAAATGGGGCAAAAATATTTAAAGAAACAGCAACACAAATAAATAGAATACACCCAACACAAAAACCAACAACACTTTATAAATGGATATTAGACCGTTACGCAAATCAAGGAGATAAAATACTCGATACGCATTTAGGCTCAGGTTCAATTGCAATAGCTTGCCATGATTACGGATTTGACTTGACAGCCTGTGAGCTGGATAAGGAATACTTTGATAAGGCAATGACACGAATAAACAACCACACAGCACAAACTAAACTTTTTTAATATGCATTTTTTAATTAAAGCAGCACAGCACTTGACAATTCAACCTGTGTACTACACACCTAAAAAGGTGATTGATAAAATAACCTACGATTGTATCATAGGCAACCCACCGTTCAAACACTGAGGCTCGGCAGCCTGGCTCTGGTAAGCCAAACAGGGGAGTGTAACAGCTCCCCTTTGTCATAACGGTTTGCAGCTATATTTAGTTGCG